CCTCGGTTCCCATCGGCCAGGCGCTCGAGCGTGCTTATGGGCGCCTGACGGGCGGCGAGCGTGGCGAGCAAGAGGCCCTCGAGCGTATGCGCGTTCGCGAGCAGGAGCAGCAAGCCGCAGCCCTCGCAGGCCAGGCCATCGGCTTCGGCGCGGCCGCGCTCGTGCCGGTCGGAGGCGAGGCCGTGGCGGCCGGCCGTGCGGCTCGACTCGCGGAGGGCGCCACGACCCTCACGCGCGGCATCATGGGCGCAGGAACGCGCGCGGCGGCCCTCGCGGAGAGCAAGGTGGCGCAGGAAGGCGTCAAGCGCGCCGTTGTCGGCGCGGCCGCTCGAGGCGCCACGGAAGGCGCGGCCCTCGGCCTCGGCCAGGTGGCCAAAGAGGCCGTGCTTGGCGAAGACATTAGCGCCGAGCTCGTGGCCGAGCGCGTGCTCACGGGCGCGCTCATCGGCGGCGCAGGCGGCGCGCTCTTCGAGGGCCTCGGCACCGCAGCGGTCAAGGCTGCGGAGGCCACCGGAGCTGGCACCGTGGGCGGCCTGGCGGGTGCCGGCTTCGGCTTCGCCGCGGGTGGTCTCCCTGGCGCAGCCGCGGGTGGCTACATCGGCGCGAAGGTCGGCCGAGCCATCGGCAAGAGCGCCGCGGCTGGCGAGCGTGCCGCGTTGACCGAGGCAGCCGAGCGCGAGGCATTCAACCGCAAGGCGGCAGCGGGCGAGCTGCGCAAAACGGGCGACCTCACGCCGGACGAAGTGGCGTCGGTTCTCGAACGTCAAGAAGTCGACTTCGCAGAGGAAGCGACGTTCCGAGCCGAGGAAGCCGGAACGCTCGACGGCGCAGAGGCCGAGCTCGTGCGCCAGCGTCGCGCCGAGCTAAACCGCATTCGGCGGGAAACGTTTGAATTCGCAGACGCTCAAGCCGACCTTGTGAAGCGCGAAGGGGAGCGTTTCAAGAGCAAGGAACCCGAGCTTGCAGCCTTTGCGCGTCGGCAACTCTCAGAGGCAAAAGACAAGATCGAAAGCATCGCGCGTTCGTTCGGCGACTTCCGCGAAGGATACCTCGCGAAGGCTACGCGCGGCTTTGAGGATGCAAGCGAGGCCGTTACTGGAGCGCGCAAGCCGCAGAACTTCACGCGGATTGCAAGCGAGATGGAGCCGGCCGAGGTGGCCTCATACGTGAGGCGCTCGCGCGAGGCGTTGCCGGTGCGCCTCGAAGAAACCGCCAACATCATCGAAGAACAGATTTCCGGCGTTCCTGGCGTCAAGAAGCAGTTCACCGCGCAGGCCAAGAGGATGCGCGAGGCAGCGGCGAAGATCCGCGAGACCGCCGGAGACGATGCAAGGGCGCTTGCGGAGATTCACCAGATCGCAGAAATCCCCAAGCGAGACTTCGATCAGCTCGTCGCCTCCGGGCCTTCGCGATCTGCGCTCGCCGATGAGCGTGGAGTGTATAGCTTCTTTCAGAAGTCAGACGGCCCGAGCGCGCTTCGTCGTGCACTCTCCGATCCGCAGCTCTTCGGCGAGAAGATCGCCGCAACGCAGGCGACGATTAACCAGGCATGGACGCGCCTAATTCCGCACCAGTCGGAAATTCAAAACATCCTCTTGCGCACGGGGATGGAAAAGGTCGAGCTGAACCCGTACCAGCTCGCCAAAGTCGTGGACCCTGCAAAGGCGATCCCGTTCATTCGCGGCATTGGTGCGCCCGAGCAGGAGTTCAAGGCTCAGGTGATGAGCGATTGGATCTCGTCTCAGCTTGAGTTCCAACAGACGGCGCTTCGCCTCTTCAAGCCGAGTGCTCGCCAGGTCAAGCGCATTGAGGAAAGCATCGGCGCGCTTCAAATCATGCAGCGCGACCTTGCAGAGGCGCGCAGAGCGTCCGCGTCGCTCGACGCCGCCAAACTCATCGCCGAAGACGCACAGAACGCGATGCAACGCGCCGCGGCCGAGAACCTCGGCGGCGTTGGTCGCGTCCTAACCACCATGCTCGACCTCGAGCGCCGCGCCGTCATGGAGCGCACGCTTTCGGGCCTCGTGGGCGACGCCGACCGCCGCATTTCCGAGGCCGCAGTCAAGTCCGTTCGGGGCGGCGGGCGGCCCGGAAAGTTCGTGGCCGAAGCCGCCAAGGCGACAGGCCGCGCCGCCGCAGCGGCCGACAAGCCCGCGCCGCAGACCAAGGCGCGGCAAGCGGTGGCCACGGAGCTCGCGACGGCAGCGCCGAAGGAGACCCGCGCGCAACGTGCCGAGACGGCGCTACGCCAGATCGCCACCGTGGCCGCAGTCGCCGGCACGCCGCAGGCCATCGAGGCTTTCGCCTACCAAGGATCGGCTCCGGTGCAGTCGACGACGAACACGCGCCCATCCGAGAACGTGGCGCTCACGCTCGCGCGTGCCGCGGCGTTCCTGAACGCAAAGGCGCCGCCCGTGTTCCAATCGAACACGCTGCAACCGCAGCTCGTGCAGCGACAGCTTTCCGACGCGGAGATCGCACGCTGGAACGCCTACGTCACCACGGCCGCAAAGCCGCTTTCGGTGCTCAAAGACCTCGAGGCCGGCACCGTGCGCCGCGAGCAGGTGGAGACGCTCCGCGCGCTCTACCCTGCGATCTATTCGTCAATCCAGGCCAAAGTGCTCGAGGCGCTGCACACGTCTCGCTCCGAGGTGAGCTACTCGCAGCGCGTGCTCCTCGGCGTGCTCTTCGGAGCTGCTACCGATCCGACGCTCCAGCCCGCGAGCATTCGCGCGCTTCAATCCAGTTTTACGCCGGCGCAGCCTGCCCCCTCCGGGGCTCCTCGTGCTACGCCGGGCAGGGTGCGGGGGTCGTTCGCGGCTGACCTGCGCACCGGTCCCGAGGCACTCGCCGCGCAAAGCAAGGTCCAATGACGCAACGAATCGGCACCGGCGCAAACGCCGAAATCACGGTGTACGCGGTCACGCTCTCCACGACGCAGCGGCAGCTCGAATGCTCGCAGCCGGTCGGCTCTCCGGTCGGCACCGCGGGCCTCGTCTCGCAGAGCCCGAGCCCCACGGCCTCGCGCGTGCTGAACACTGGCCCGGTCAACCCAGGTCGCTTCTATACGCAGGGCGCGACGCTCATCAACACGGACGCAACGAACATCGCGTATGTGGGCTCGAGCGCCTCGCACACGTCGACGACAGCGATCCCGATTCAGCCCGGCGCGGCGTTGCGTCTCGACGTGAACCGCCTCGACAACGTGTTTCTTTTCTCGACGGCGGGAACCCCGATCGTCAAGGTGATCGGAGTCTAACATGGGCGCTCCTCAATACGAGCAGGCAGGCGCCGATATCGGCGGCACCGGCACCACGAACACGATCCCCCGTTGGACGGGCGCGAGCACGTTGGGGGATTCGATCATTATCCAGGGATCGACCGCAAACGCGATCGGCATCGGAAACGCTCCGACCACAGACCTTGCAGGCTACAAAGCTCTAGAGGTTGGCGGTCTTGGAAGCGGCTTCGTTAACGCTGATAACGACCTTTGGATCACGGCCAACGCGAAACATTCCGGCGGCGGATGGAAATATGCTGTTGCGGCTAGCACGCCGTCAAACTCGATTCGGGCAAACGCTGGAGCGATTATCTTTAACCGAGCCGGAAACGGAACGGCTGGAAACGCGCTGACGTGGTTGGAGAGCGCCCGCATCGACGCATCCGGCAACGTCGGCATCGGCACGGCGAGCCCTATTGGTACGCTGGACGTTCGCGCGACGAATCCGACCATCGTGTGCAGCAACTCGGCCACGCGCTACGGCTACCAGGTGTGGAACGATGCTACGTCAGAGTATCGCGCCGGCACTGGCGGCTCATTCCCGTTCGTGTTCCTCACCGGCAACCTCGAACGCGCCCGCATCGACTCTAACGGGAACTTTGCTGTCGGTCGTCCGACAACCGCAGGCACCATCTTCGAAACGCAGGGCGACACGGTGACATTCCGCGACGCCGCGGGGAACGTCCGCCTTCGCTTTGAGGCGGCAAATAGCCTGCTGAACATCAGCATCGGCTCCGGATGGGGCCTCAAACTCCCCGCGACGCCGGGCAACGCGGACACGCAGACGCTGGATGCGTATCAGGAGATCGGCACCGGTACGCCCGCCGAGATCGCGCTCACGCTCACCTGCGGAACGTCGGGCACCATCACGGTCAACGCTGCGAGCAGCAAGGCGCGTGTAACGCGCGTGGGCAACAAAGTCATCGGGCACGGGCGTATCGTCGTCTCGTCGGTGTCTGCCCCGCTTGGGCGTCTCTCGTGCACGCTTACTGGGTGCCCGCAGCCGTTCACGTTCTTCGTGTGCGAGACGCGCACAAATGACACGACGGGCGTGCCCTCCGGTAACATCATCGTGGGCACCAGCGACACGTCGGCAACGCCGATCGTTTATTTTGACCGCTACTCGCCAAACACACGAAACGACGACGCAGCCGCCAACATTCAGGCAGGCACGACGATTGTGTTCAGCTTCTCATACAGCGTTTAAGGAACCCCCATGTTCGCAACCATCGAACCCGTTTCCGTCTTCCCATCCACGGCCACCGTGCTCTGGATCAACAACGTCAACGTGCAGCCGGGCGCGTCTGCAAGCTACCAGTGGTGGCTCCAGAGCGCTGAGCGCGCGAACCTCACGACCGGCACCATCAACCTCACGGGCGACGCCTACGCCGCCTGGGGCACCGACGACGATTACCTCTACACCTACACCGCCGCGCAGCTCGGTCTTACGATCATTGAGATCGTGCCCGACGCGCCTGCGATGGTCGAACCCCCGCCGCCGGTCATCACGGCACCGCCCGTGCTCCCCGATGGCGCTCCGCTTCCTCCGGCTGATGGGAGCGTGTGAGATGGCCCTCGACGAGAAGCAAGCCGCCCAGGTGCTCGTGCAGGCCCTCGCAAAGGGCCAGAAGCTCGGCGCCTTCGAGATTCACGAGAGCGCGCTCGTGCACGAGGCGCTTACGCTCCTCGGCCCCAAGCTCGGCCTCGTGGCCGAACAGGTGCCCGTGGTGCAGGAAGAGGCCGCGCCGTGATGCCGCTCGTGCCGCTCGCCACCTTTTTGGCAGCCCAGCTCGGCGCCGCGATTTGGTGGGCGGCACGGGTGTCCACTCAGCTCGACGGCGTGCGCGAAGACGTGAAGGCGATCAGCGAGCAAGTCAAAGAGCTGACCAAGGCCGTACAAACGCACGAGACGGCCATCGCCGTCATTGAGACCGTGCACCGCCAGCAAAGCAAGAACGGGGCGCACCGTGGATGAACACGGATGACTCTGAGCGACGCCCGTTCGAGATTCTTGGCGCGCGAATGACGGTGGAGGAGTGGCTTGACGCCGGGTCGCCATATCCGCCCGACTCGTCGACACTGCTCCTCGCGCGCTTCCTGGTCGACGACTCACCAACGCAGAAACGACGGCCACCGATGGACGCATCGACCGCACCCGTACAGACGCCTGCGCCAGCGGCTCCAGCGGCCCCGCCAGCGGCCCCGCAGGCCGTCGAGGTGCAGCCTGACCGCTTCGACGTGGCGACGCTGAAGAGCGCCATCCCAGAGGGATTGAAAGGCCCCGAGGTGTTGGCCTTTGCGGCCATCGCGTCGCTTTCCGCAATTGCGTTCCGCGTGCTCCCGAGCGCGATCAACGGTCGCCATGAGGAGAACATGGCGAGGATTAAGCAGCAGGGCAATCACGCGCCGTGCGCGGCGCGCATCGCGGAGCTAGAGGCCCGCGTGGCGAAGGGTGAAACGCTTGTAGCCCCAAGCCTTCCAAGCGACGTGCTAGAGCGCATCGAACGCTTGGAGAAGGCGGCAAAGCGAAAGGGCGGAACGAATGCATGAGCGAGTGGAGCTTTGGATCGCGGTGGCGTGGCCGATCTTCTCGGCCGTCGTCAACGCCCTGTTTCGCTTCAAGACGCCCGAGCAGTGGATGGTCTTCGCGATGGAGCGTCCTCGCCTCGCGGCCCTGATTCGTTTCTGCTCGGCCACCGGGCTCGACGTTCACAAGGCGCTGAACGCGCTCAAGGATGCCACCGGAAAGGTGGAGCGATGAATGGACCTTGTAGAGCTCTCTCCGCTCTTGGCGCTGCTCTCTTTCTCGGCGGGTGTGCTCCTCGGCCGTGCGTTGCGACCGCCCACGCCGCCATCGCCTTCGATGCCGCTTGCGCTTCCGCTGGCCTGGAGAAACGCGATCCTGAGCTGCTCCTCGCCTGCGGAGTCAACTACAGCCGAGTGCGTGCGGCTCTCCTCGCGAGCAAGTGCGGAGCGGAGCTCGAGGAGCGCAAGCCATGAGCGACCATGACCACGAGCAGAACGCGATCGCGTTCTACATGCCCAGCGGCGACGACATCAAAGAGGGTCTCGAGGTGGCGCTCGTGATCATCAAACTGATCCGCGAGCTCTACGAGTGGTTCGCCGGCTCTCGCGCAACGATGCCCCCGAGCGCCTCCCTGGCGGCCCTTCAGGCGCTCATCGTGTCGAGCCCCGAGGCCAAGGCGCGGCTTGTCGAAAAGGCCCGCCGAGACCCCGAATTGCGCAAGCAACTGGCCACCGTTGCGGCAAGCTCGGAGCAGCTCGCCGCGCTCGTGAGGGAGATCGAAAATGCCGATGAGTAAAGACGTTGGAAAGAACATCGCCGAACTTCAGGCCGACAACAAAAAGAAGGGCAAGGCCAAGGGCGCAGGCGGCAAAAAGCGACCGATGAAGCAGATCATCGCCATCGCGCTCGAGGCCGCGCGGGGCAAGTCGTGAGCAAGTACACCCGCCCCGAGCTCCGCGAGCGCATCAAGGATCGCATCATGGCCGGCGACAAGGGTGGACGCCCAGGCCAATGGAGCGCGCGCAAGGCGCAGCTTCTCGCCCAGGCCTACGAGAAGGCCGGCGGCGGATACCGCGGGAAGAAGAGCGGAGGCCAAAAAAGCCTCGTTCAGTGGACGAAAGAGAAGTGGGGCACGAAGAGCGGCAAGCCCTCGACGCAAGGCCCGAAAGCTACGGGAGAACGCTACTTGCCCAAGGCCGCACGCGAGGCCCTGACTCCGGCCGAGTACGGCGCGACGACCCGCGCGAAGCGTGAGGCCACGAAGCGCGGCGAGCAGTTCAGCAAGCAGCCCGAGCGCATCGCGAAGAAAACCGCGCGCTACCGTGACAAGCCCGCAATCCGCATCGCGCAAAGCATGGCGAGGGGCAAAGCATGACCGCGCGCGAGCTCCAGGCTAGGAAGACGCCCGTGGCGATTCCTGACCTCTACCTTGCCGTCCGCCTCCAGCTCGAGCCGCTCGTAAACGCGCGCCGAGCCGAGCAGGGCAAGCCCGCGGCCACGGCCGAGGAGCTCCGCGCCGCGACGGTGATCATGCTGGCGCAGATGGCACTCGAGACCGGGCGCTTCAAGAGCATCAGCAACTACAACCTCGGCGGCATCAAGTGCCCGAAGGGCTGGACGGAATGCTACCAGCACTTCACGACCCGCGAGCACTTCGCGCCCCCGGCGGCGTCGAAGTACATGGCCGAGGCGCCGGCCGGGACCAAGGTGCAGAAGGTCGGCGAAGACGCCGATGGAAAGTGGATTCTGACGTTCAGCGGCCCGCACCCGATGAATCGTTTCGTGGCCTTCGAGACGCTCGCCGACGCCGTGGCGCACCATTGCGCATTCATGGTCGGCAAGCCTGCGGCCGACGGTTTCCGCGAGGCCCGCTACGTCGAAGCCGTGGACGCGGCCCTGGCGAACGATCCGCTCACGTTCGTTACGCGGCTGCGTGACAAGGGGTACTTTACCGCGGACCCGAAGGTCTACTCCAAGAACGTCGCCAGCATCGCGCGGGAGTATGCGCGGCTCGTGCCCGACACCGCGCCAGCGCCGCCCACGCGCCCCGTGGAGGCCCTCGTAAGCCTCGCGGCCACCGTGCCCGCACCGGAGCCGCAAACGGCCCGTATTGAGGCGCCCACGGCCCCCAGCGAGCCCACGTCACCGGCACCGCCTCCAGTGGCGCCCGTGGTGCTTCCTCGCATCGGAGAGCCGCTCGTGGAGGCCCCGCGCCCGTGGTGGCTCCGGCTCCTCGTGTGGCTCGCACGGCTCTTCGTGCGTCGACCGCTTCCCTAGCGTTTCTCCTCGCCGCGTGAACAATCGTCTCGAAAAGTGTTAACGTGCGTTGACACCGCGCGCGGGCGTGCGTATAGTCTCCGCATACCGGGAAACGCGATTCCCCAAACGCGCAGGAGACGACCATGAACACGAACGACATTGCCACCGACCTCACCACTGAATATTGGTTGATTGACGCGGCCGGCGACTACGTTGCGCTCGCGACGTGGGAGCAACTCCGTGAGTCGCTGAACGCAAGCCCCGAGGGATGGATCGAGCACGACTCCGGCCGCCATGTGTACGCCGACGGCAATGAGGCCGAGATGCGATCGGCCCTCGCCGCCTACGAGGCGCAGGTCGCCGACGAGCTCCGCGCCCTCGAGCACGACGACGCCGAGACGTTCGGCCGCGAGGTGGCCCAGTGAGCGCCTACGACCGCGCCCAGCTCCTCGAGGCCATCGGCGGAACACTCATGCTCGCGGCGTTCATCGTCGGCGCGATGCTCTTGCCCTGAGGCTTTGCCCTCGTGCTCGCGAGGCTCTCGCGTGCATCGGGCAGCGCCACAAGGCGAGGCAGGAGAAGACAATGGCAACGACGAAGACGACCGAGGCCCCAACGGGCCCGCAGACCCTCGCGGAGGCGCTCGCCGCCGCGCAGCTTGAGATCACGGATCCCCAAAAGGACGCCGTGAACCCGCACTTCCGCAGCCGGTACGCCGATTTGGCGACCGTGCTGAAGACCGTGCGCCCGGTGCTCGCAAAGCACGGCATCGCGCTCACGCAGACGACGCAGGTCGACGAGCAGGGCCGCCTGCTCCTCGTGACCCGCTTGCACTGGCGCGACGAGGAATTGTGCGGCTACTACCCCATCCAACCCGTGAAGGCCGACCCGCAGGGATACGGCTCCGCGATGACCTACGCGCGGCGCTACGCGCTTCAAGCGATCGTGGGCGTGGCCGCAGACGACGACGACGACGGCAACGCGGCCAGCGCCGCACCCTCGAAGCCGGCGCACGACGAGCTGGCCGCGTTCATCGCGCAGGTCAAGGCGTGCAACGACCTCGAGGAGCTCCGCAGCCGCAAGGCCGACGCCGCGCGCCTCGGCGCCGCCGCGGTTGCCGCGTGGCGTGCGCGTGGTGAGTTCCTCAAGGCCGCAGCAGAGGCCCCATGAACCGCGTCACCGCAAGCGGCTCCGGGCGCCTCCTCCAGTGCAGCGGCCACGCGCGCCTTGCGTGGGTACGTGAGACCAGCGACGCCGCAACCGAGGGAACGAGGCTCCACGCCATCATGGAGACCATGCGCGGCCAGCTCGAGATGACCGATGCAGTCATCGGCGAACGCTTCACGCGGCTCGCGTGGGACGTGCTGGAGGTGGACATGGCCCGAGACGTTGGGCAAATCGCAGAGGTGGACACCGAGCGCGCCTACGTGCTTGACACCGAGACGCGCACCGGCCGAATCGTGCAGCTCACCGGCCCGCGCGAATACGGCCCCTTGAGATGGCACGAGATCGCAGGCACCGCGGACGCCGTTCTCCGCATTACGCCGAACGAGCCCGGTCGAGACGTTCACGCCATCGTGGACTGGAAATTTGGCATGGAGCCCGTGGCCGCCGACACCGCGCAGCTCCGCACGCTCGCCGCTGCGCACATGCTCGCCATGGACGATCAGATGACGCTCGAGGGCGTGCTCGTGGCCATCGTGCAAGTGAACGAGGCAAGCGCAAAACTGCGCACGCATTGGTGGACCCGCGCCGATCTGATCGCCCACGTCGAGCTCCTTGGCGAGGCGCTGAACGAGGTTCACGAGGGCTCGATCGCGCTGCAACGCGGACCCGAGTGCCGCTATTGCCCCGCGGCGCAATCGTGCCCCGCCCAGCTCGCGAGCCTCTCCGCGCTCGTGGCCCCCGGCGGCGCCGGTCCCATCACGCCGGCGCGCGCGGGCGAGATTTGGGCAGAGCTGCGCCAAGCAAAGAAGCGCCTCGAGGCCATCGAGGACGCCTGCAAGGCGCTCGCGGCCGAAGGCGATGGCCTTCCGCTTCCTGGCGGAAAGCGCCTGACCGTGGTGCAGCGTTCGCGCACGAGCATGGACGCGAAGGCCCTCGAGGCCATCGCACGCGGGCAGGGCGCGAGCGACGAGGAGATCAGCGCGTGCAGCAAGACCACCACCTACACCACGACCCAGGAGATCAAAGCATGAGCATCGAACAGCGTCTCGCGGCCCTCGAAGCCGCAGTTTTCGGCAACGGCGCGCAGCGCGTCGGGCGCAAGCCCCTCACCGCAAACATCGACGATCCCCGATTTGGAGATCCCGAAATCAAGTACGTTCCGAAGAAGTGGGACGGCCCCTCGCCGGCCGGCCAGCGCATGAGCGCGTGCTCGGTTCGCTTCCTCGAATTCCTCGCCGCGGAGCTCGAGCGCAGCGCATCGTGGAAGGAAGGCAACGGCAAGAGCGAGCAGGCCGAATGGGACCGACGCGATGCGGCCAAGGCGGCGGCGTGGGCGGCGCGCAAGAAGAGCCAAGGCGAGCCGAGCCTCGACGAAGGCGACGACCTCTTTTGATGCTAGGCTGGCGGCCATGAGCAAACTCCGCGATCCCAAGGGAGGCCTCACGGCCGCCGGCCGCCGCTACTTCGCCCGCACCGAAGGCGCAGACCTCAAGCCGGGCGTCAAAGGCCCGGCAGACACGCCGCAGAAAATGCGTCGCAAGGGCTCATTCCTTTCGCGCTTCTACGGGCGCAGCGACGTGCCGCCGCTCACGAAGCCCAACGGCGAGCCGACGCGCTACGCGCTGGCCGCTCGAGCGTGGGGCGAGGCCGCGCCGACGACCATGGAGGCCGTGCGCCGACTGGCCGCCAAAGGCCGATCGCTCCTGAAGCGATACGCGAACACCAAGTAAGCACGAGCCGGCTTCGGTCGGCTCTTGCCTTGCGCAAACCTGTTAGCATACGTTGACGACATGAAATCAATTCAACGCAGCGGGCTCACCATGACCGAGATCGCGCGCCAGGCCGGCATCAGCCGCACGGGCCTATACCAATGGCTTGCGCGTCCCGGTCTCGGCAAAGCCGCCACCGCGCGCGCCCTTGCGCGCGTGCTCGGCATCACGGTCGAGCAGCTCCTGAAGGAAAAAAGCAAATGACAGCGAACGCGGAGATCATCGCCGAGCTGCGGCGCGTGCTGAACGAGCGCGACGAGGCGCTAGAGCGCGTGAGACTGCTGGAGGCCGAGGTCGAGCGCGTCACCGCCCGCGAGGACGCGACGCGCCGCGAACTCTCCGAGACGCGCATCGACATGCGCGATGCGCAACGCGAGCGCGACGAGGCGCGGGAATTGTATGAAGATTGTCTTATCTGCAACAGGAATTTGTTTGGCATCATAAACGACCGCACGGAAGCGCGCGACGAGGCGCGGGCGGAGGTGGGGCGGTTGCGCGAAATGGCGCACGACTTCGAGGCCATGCGCGAGGACCGCGATAGCGCCTACCGCCGCGGCGCGGAGGCCATGCGCGAGGCGTGTGCGCAGTGGGTTGACCACTGGGTTTCAGGCCATGTGGCCGACAAGCTTAGAGACATGCCGACCCCGGAGGAGCCATGACCAGCACCTTTCGACTCGACGTGACGCGCGACACAAACGACGGCGCGACGGTCACAGTCACGGACGACACCATTGGAGATGCCTGCGTGCTCTATTCGGTGCGCGTCAACGTGTGCTGCGAGCACGACTCCATGCGCCGCGCGCTGCAAGACGTGGCCCGTTGGTTGGCGTGGTACCTCGACCCAAGGACCGACCGATGACCCGCCCCGACCTCGACGCCATCCGGGCGCGCGCGCAGAGCGTTGAAACGGATTCAAGCGCGCGTGCTTGTGACGCGCTGCTGGCCTATGACGCCTTGAGCCTGCTCACGTACATCAAGGAGCTGGAGAGCCGCGTGACGTACACCGTTGGCGAGACCGAATGGTCGCACCGCATCGCGGTCGCCGAGCAACGCTTCGTCGACGAGTACGATGCGCACCAGGAGACGCGCACGCTCCTCACGGACCTGTACATGAAGCAGCTACGGGCCGACGCCGCGCAGATGCGCGAGTACGGCATCAGCTACGACGGCGTTCGCAAACTCATCGCGGAGTGTGTCGCTGACGAGATGAACGTGGGAAAGGTCGTGGAGCTGCTCCGCGCTGCGGCGCATGAGCTGGCAAAAGAAGAGATCGCCGAACTGAAGGCGCGCATCACGACGCTGGAGGGCATGCGATGAGCCCGACCGTTGGCGAGGTGTATGGCAACCTGACCGTGTTAAGCGTGACGCCGTTCGTTTGCGCGTGCGCGTGCGGCGAGACGGTGCGCCGCTATGGGGCGTGGGTTGTGCGCAACGGCGTAAAGAGCTGCGGTTGCCTACACCGCGGCCCGAACCCGCGGGCGTATTGGTGGACCCGCGCAAAGATCCGGCCGCTCGAGTGCCTCACGCCCGACGAGAAGCACGACACCCGCATTTGGCGCATCGCGTGCGCCGTGTGCGGAGCCGAGCGCGAGGCCACCGAGACGCAGTGCCGCAAGGCATCGTTCCAGCAAGGCCGGCGAGGGTGCAAGCGGTGTTACCGCAAAGCGGCACCATGACCGCCCGCGAACTTGCGATCAGCACCATCGGCGAGAAGCTCTTCGCGCGGCTTGTGAAGAGCAGCGGCGAGGCCGCGGCTATCAAGGCTGCGTGGCACCGGATGCTGGCCGAGCAACACCAGGAGAGAGTGCGATGGGAACGCGCGCGGAACACGTAACGATTCACCAGATCCACGGCTCCAAGGTGCTCGTGCTCTATTGCGGGCACTGCACGGGCGCACTGCGCCTCGCGCTGCCCGTGCCGGCCTCGGAACTTGTAACCGCTACTGAGCAGTTCGTGGCGCGTCATCAGGCGTGCAAAGCCGAGGAAAAGCCCACCGGCCCGTTTTGATTGCCTGAGCAAGCCAACAGGCGTAGAAAGACGAAGCCCCCGAAGTCCGGCAAGACCTCGAGGGCGAAAACATGCAGCACCGCGAACCGTAGCCCATGGTGGGCGATGGGTCAACGTGCCTCGCTTCGAGCAGTACGATGATCTCATGGTTCCAATGCACGGCCTTCGAGCTGAAGGCCATCGCGAGCTTGCCCCGCGAGCTTCGCAAACGGTTCGTTTCGGCCAGGGAGCTCCAGCTCGCTCGCGAGCTCGAGGAGCTTCCGAACGTCACGGAAGCGGAGCGTTCCGATCTGGAGTCGCGCGGAATCGAGACAAAACTTTCCCGAATCTGCCCCCGTCTTCTTTCCGAGCGCGAACGCCAAGTGCGCAAAAGGACAAAGGAAGGTGAACCGGAGACCCGTGACGCACCCGTGACGCACCCGGTTTCAACCCGTGACCGTCACGACAATAGAGAGAGAGAAGAGAAGAGAGACAAAGAGAGAGAGATACCGGCCGCAACGCGCAAGGCCGCGCAGCTCGAGCTCCCGGCCGACTGGACGCCAACGGCCGAGCACGAGGCCAAGGCCGCAGAGCTTGGCTTGACGCTGGCCTACCAGGCCGAGACGTTCCGACTTCACGCGCAGTCTACCGCACGCCGCGCCGTTCGATGGAACGCCGCATTTACCCAGTGGCTCCTACGCTCAGACCCGGCTCGCGAGCCGGCTCACGTCAAGCCGCGTCCCGTCGTGAAAGGGTGGAACGATGGCGACATGATGCTGGGCATCCCCAAGGGCAAAACGTCGTGAGCACCCTCATCGACCTCGACGCGGAGCTCGCGGCCTGCGTCTTCGTGACCGCCACGAGCGCAGCCGCGCGCGCTGGGCTCTTCGAGCGCATCGACCCGGCGCACTTCGCCCAGGAGCCGTGCGGCGACTTTTGGCGCGTGGCCAAGGCCTTCGAGGCCGAGGGCACGAGCGTAGCGTGGTCGCGTATCTGCGAGGCGCTGCAAGCGAGCAAGGCCTCGCACCCACAGAGCGCATCGTGGAAGGCGTGGTTTCTCGCCATTCGCGACCAGGCCGCGCCCTACCTGCACCGCGGAGGCCTGACGCCCGAGGAGCGCGGCGAGGAGCTCGCAAGCGACCTCGTGAACGCCCACGAGCGCCGCGAGATCCGCCGCGTGTGCCTCGAGGGTGCAGCGCGAGCAGAGCAGAAGCGAGAGGCCGGCCAGGTGCTACGCCAGGAGCTCGCCGAGCGCCTCGTGGCCCGCCAGGCCGAGCGCGACGAAGGCCTCGTCTCGACCCGCCAGGCCGCCGTGGAACTCCTCGAGCGCCTCCAGGCCCGCACGAGCGCGGCAACGCCGAGCCCGTGGCCGAGCGTCGACCGCCACGCCCCGCTCACGCCTGGAAGCCTCACGGTGCTCGCAGCCGCCACGGGCGTAGGTAAGACGGTGCTCGGCATCCAGTACGCGCGAGCGTGTCATCACGCCGGCGCGTGGTGCATGTTCGTTGGGCTCGAGATGGGAGCCGGGCAAAACCTGGCGCGCGTGGCGCGGCAAGAGTACGGCATCGAGCACCGGCCCGAGCTCGCACCGGAGCCGCTGCGGCCACAGGCCTACTCGGATTTGACGCGCGCCATCGGCCGCCTCGTGGACGCGGGCCTCCGCATCGAATGGGCGTGCAGCCCGGTGCAGAGCACGGACCACGTTGCGATGCGCGCAAAGCTCATGGCCTCACGGCTCGCCGACGAAGGGCAGCGCCTCGGCCTCGTGGTCGTGGACTACCTCGGCATCCTGACGCCGACCGCCGAAGACCTGCGGCAACGCCGCGAGCGGCACGAGCTCTTCGGCGAGTACGCGCTACGGCTCAAGACGCTCGCGCGGGGCCTCAACGTCCCGGTCATCGCGCTGGCGCAGCTCAATCGCGAGGCCGAGAAGGCCGGCGCAAAGGCAACGCGCGGCATGATTGGCGATTCGTACGCCATCCTCCGGCACGCCGATAACGTGCTCATTCTCACCCGCCCGATACCGGGCACCGAAAGCGAGGGCGCAAGCGAGCCGCGGCTTTCGATTCAGAAGGCCCGCGAGGGTTCTCCGGCCTGGTTCACGCTCAACTGGAACGCCCAGCACGAAAGATACGACGCATGACCTACCTCGACGAACACCACCTCCAGCGCCTCGAGGCGCTCGCCAAGGCCACGGGCGAAAGCGGGGCCGACGTGCTGACACGCGCCTTTGCCGACCTCGAGGAGGATTACACGGCCGGCGAGCTCACGGCGTGGCTTTACGCCGAAGCCGTGCGCGTGGGGCTCGAGAAGCCGAGCCACCACCGCGACCGCCCCGAGGAGAGCGGCGCGTGGCAGGCCCTCGAGGCCGCCGCCGGTGCGTGGCCCACGCTCGACCGGGCGCAGCTCGAGGAGGAGATCGGAGCATGACGACGCGAGGCCCCATGATGCATTTGCACCGGCCGCCAAAGTTCAGGCCCGGCGACGCGTGGCACGCGTGGCGAGTGGCCGAGCTCCTCGTCGATGGCCCACGCGGAGCCGATCGGCAGTGGCTCATCGTGTGCGGGTGCGGATACCAAAGCCGCAAGTGGGAAAACGAGATGGGCTCACGAGGCGGCAAATGCGTATCGTGCGCCAACGGAGACAACAGGAGGCAGGGCAAATGAAACGAAGACTGAAGGCGGAAGACATCAGCGTTCCAGCGTTCGCGCACGACGTGCCGGGCGGTTATCCGGTGTACACGAGCGAGGCGATCGGCTGGGAAATCGTGGCGCACGTCTTCGCGCCCCACATGCCGAGCCCGAGGCCGCGCGTGACAAGCCGCGGTACGTTCATGCCGACCGAATACCGCCAGCACTGCGAGAAGCTCGCGGCCACGCTCGCCTACGTGCGGGGCCTCTACGAAGCACGGAAGGCGCCGTGGACCGCAGAGGCCGCCATGCGCCTCGACCTTGCCTTTTGGGGCGAGACGCAAACGGCCGACCTCGACAACCTGGCAAAGACCGTCATGGACGCCGGCCAGCTTCACCGAGGCGAAGAGCCCGGTGCGGAGCTTTGGAAGAACGACCGGCAGATCCGAAGCCTTTCGGTCGACTGGATCGCGGTCGAGGATGACGCCCAATGGTCTCAGCTCGTGGTGAGGGTGCACGCGCTCCCGACCCGAGAGGCAGACATACCGATTGCGGCGGCAAGACGGCACCGAGAAGCGACGAAGACGACGAGAACGGGCGACGACACCCCGAAGCGTCAAAAGGCCCGTAAAACGGCAACGGAACGCCAGCAAACAACACGCACGGGAAAAACCAGCGTATGAGCGAACCCATGGGCTCCTTTGGCGAATGGAAGTGCAGCGGGTGCGGGGCGGTACAGCTCGTGGAAACCGAGTGGCACCGCAAGCCGCGCTTCGCACGGTGGCCGGTCGGGTGGCGCATCGTGACGGGCGACACGTTCGCGCGTGTGGTGTGCCCGAAATGCGTGGCCGAGGAGGCCGAGCCCAGGTAACGAGAGAGGGCCTCCCGGTGCAGTCAGCAAGCCCGGCCTCCCACGGCACCGGGGGGCACTCTCTTATACGTGCGCGCGCGCGCGATAGAATCTATTGAAGGATCGAAGCATGGTTTGGAGATAGAAGAGAGAAAGAGAGTGCAGAGAGAAAGAGAGAGGAAAGAACCTTTAGCAAATGCGAAAGCGTGCTAGGGAAGCGGAAGACCTCGCAGCACGAGGGCAGAGGCACCAGTGAAGCCGAAGAAGAAGCGACCGATCGAGATGTTCGAGGGCGAGGTGGGCTACAGGCCACCGGAGGCGCTCCTCAAGGCAGACGAGGCCGACCACGTTGGAGGCCTCGACTTTCCCGAGCTCGACCTTTCGACGTTCGGCGTGGAGCTCGAGGCGAGCGACGAGGGCGCAGTTAGGGCAACGGAACAGCTCGACCTCGACCCGAGCGAGCTTCTCGGCAAGCCGAGGCGCATCCTCGACGACGATCGCGGCGTGGCAGCGGAGCACGCGGAGACGCTCGCGCACGCGCTGCACAACGCGGGCCCAGGCGTGACGCGCTGCGTTCTGAGAGGTTCTTTCGTGTTCGGCGACCTCATCATGGACGCCGCCGCGCTCATCGGCCCGTGCCGAGCTCGCATCGTGACGCTGAGCTACTCGGCCGAGAACGTGGATGCGCTTTGGACCGCGTTTCAGGAAGGCTCGATCGCAAGCCTCGACTTCGTGACGAGCGATTTCTTTTACTCGCATTACCGGCACACGCTTTGGCGAATGCTCGTGACGAACCTACCGCGCGAGCGGTGCCGCTACGCCGTGTGCGGCACGCACGCGAAGGTAGCGCTCCTCGAGCCGCTCGACGCGTCCCGACCCGGTTGGTGCATTGAAGGCAGCGCCAACTTGCGCTCGTGCCAGGCCATCGAGCAAATCACGGTGTCAATCGGAGACCCGGAGGCGCACCGATTCCACGGCAAATGGATCGATCGCATCGTGGAGCGGTTCGACGTGCACCGTGCTAACCTGGGGAAAGCCGGCGCATGGAACGCCGTTGCGGGAGTTTGACATGGCCAAGAGCAAGACAGGATCGGAGAAGGGCAAGGCCGGCGGAAAGAGCGCAGCGGAGAAGCGCGTGGAGGCGGCGAACCGCCGACTTGCGCGCCAGCGCGCGAAGGGACCATCCTCCGGCCCGGTGCCTTTCTGACATGGGAAAGCCAGGCCGACCGAGCATGTTTACGCCCGAGACGCGCGAGAAGATTCTCGGCGCGCTTCGCGCCGGTAACTACCGCGTGGCCGCGTGCAAGTTCGCCGGTATCAGCGACGAGACGTTGCGCGACTGGCTCAACCGAGGCAAGCGCGGAGAGCCCGCTTACCTGGAATTTTTGGACCAAGTAAAGCAGGCCGAAGCGCAGGCCGAAGCCTCGCTTGTCGCGACAATTCGCAAGGCGGCAGGCGACCATTGGCAAGCAGCGGCGTGGCTCCTCGAGCGCAAGTTCGTAACCCGTTGGGGCCGACGTGATCTCTCGTGGGAACGCATGCAGCGCGAGGCCCGACAGGCCGCCCAGGCGCAGGTGGACGCCATTCCCCTCGAGGAGCTCGAGCGCATGGTGCTCGCGGAGAAAGCGCGACGCGAGCGCGCTTCTCACGTTGCGACGGGCACCGCCGAATGATTCGGGTGCGCCCAGCTCGCGAGACAGACGCGGCTTACGTGGCAGCAACGGCGCTGAAGCAGGCGCCCCGCTTTGTGCGCGGCGTCGACCGCGAGGAGCTCGCGTTGACCGTGCGCGCCATGCTGAACGCTTCGTTCATCGTCGTGGCGTGCTCGGAGGCCGACGAGGACACGCTGCTCGGCTGGGCCGCTGCGATCGGCGGCGTCTCGTGGTTCGTGTTTGTCTCGAAGGACGCTCGCCGGAACGGCATCGGAACGCGCCTTCGCTCGGAGGTGATTCGTGGAAGCATTGATTCGCTTGGTATCGGGAGTGCACATCGACGGGCGCATGATGGAAACGATTCGCGTTCCCGTCTCGCGGGTGACGTGCTCCCCTTTCGGGGTGCTGATTCGTGATGCGGTCGGCGACGGGTGTACGCTCCTCCCATGGTCGCGCGTTGAGCACGCCCGGTTCCCCTCTCCTGAGAGCGTACTGGCAGCACCAGAGGGCCGAGGTGCTGGGGAGTCTCGAGAGCCTACTGACGCACCGGCTGGGCTTCGGCCTGGAGACAGCGACGCCGCTCCAGCGCCAGCTCGCGCGCCTCGTGGACGGCGACCCGGCGCTCGAGCCGTCGAATCCTGAGCTCCTCGAGGCCGTTGGAGACGTGACGCCGCTCGTGGGCGTGCGCCCTCGCGAGGTGACGATCGTGGCCGCCATTCGCTCGGCCAAGACGATGCTCTCCGCAGCCGCGGCCATTCGCATGACGCAAACGGTCGACCTCGAGGGCCTCGGCCACGGCGAGATCCCTCGCGTGCCGATCCTGAGCCTCGACCTCGACCTGGCGCAAGTGGCGCACCAGCACCTGACGGGCACCGTGCTTGCCTCTCCGGTGCTTCGCGAGCTCCTCGTCGAGGAGCCGAAGGCCGACTCCCTGAAGCTCTACCACCCGAGCGGCAGGCCGATTGAGATCTGCACCGTGGCCGGTAAGCGAGCCGGCTCAAGCCTCATCGCGCGATGGATGGCCGGCGTCATCGTGGACGAGGCGCCTCGCATGGCCGGAGAGGGCGAGGCCGTGGCCAATTTCGACGAAACGCGCCGCGTTATCCTCGGCCGGTTGCGGCCTGGCGCGCAATTCATCAGCATCGGCAGCCCGTGGGCGCCCTTCGGGCCGATCTTCGAGCAGGTGCAAGAGAATTGGCGCAAGCCGACCGCGCAGCGCGTCGTGGTGCGCGCTCCAGGGTGGGCGATGAATCCGGTGTATTGGACGCCCGAGCGCATGGACGAGCTCAAGGCGAGCGACCCGGACGCCTACCGCGTGGACTGCGCCGCCGAGTTCGCGGCACCGGAAAGCGCGCTCGTGCCGCCGGACGCCCTCGCGGCGGCGACGCGCCAGGCCGGCGACCTCGAGGCCGACCCGCTGCGCTCGTACGTGGCCGGCATGGACGCCGGCACGCGAGGCAACGCATGGACGCTGATCGTCATGAGCCGCCACGGCGAGAAGCGGCGCGTCGACCTTGCGCGGGAGTGGATCGGCTCTCGTAACGCCCCGCTTTCGGCCTCGGAGATTCTCCGCGAGATCGCGTCCATCGCGGCGCGTTACCGTATCGCCTCGGTATGGTGCGACCAGTGGAGCGCCGACCCGTTGCAGGAGCTCGCGCAACAGCACGGCCTGACGCTCTACCCGCGCATGACGCCTTCCAAGGACCGATGGGAGCAGGCCGCGAGGTTCCGCGGCGAGCTCCTCGAGGGGCGTCTCGAGATGCACCCGGACCCGGTGCTCCGCGAGGACGTGCTCAGGGCGAAGCGAACGACGACCATGCAGGGCGTGCGGCTCGACTTGCCGACCGGAGGCGATGGCCGCCATTGCGACTACGTGCCAAGCCTCATGCTGGCCACGGCGCAGCACATCCCCGACAAGCGACCCGCGGCGCATGAGCGCAACTCGGAAGCGTGGTACGAAGCGGAAGCGGCTCGCCTGGAACGCGCAGCCGACGAGGCCGCGAGGCGCTCGCAGCAAAAACGGAGATGGTAATGGCGAGTCAATCGATCCGGTGGTGGTCCCTCGAGGGTAAGCAGGCGCTCGAAGGCGTATGGTCTACGGTGCGCGAGCTCGAGCAGAGCAGCGAGAGCCGCCTCGACGCTTATGCCCGATACCTTGAGGCGTATGACGTGGAGCTCCCGACGAATGGCCGGCGCGGCAGCCCGTACCGCCGCATCGACGAGGAGGTACTCACGCCGAACAAGTTCCGCCGCGTGCTCGATACCATCCAGGCGAAGATCATCCGAAACAAGATCCTCCCGCAGGCCGTGAGCACGGGCGGCGACTATTCGACGCGAGCTAAGGCAAAAGGTTTTAGCCTGTTCCTCGAGGGCCTCCTCGCGACGGAGAACATGGACGGCCACGCAGATCTGGCCGTGCGTGACGCGCTGCTTTGCGGCTTCGCCGCGCTCAAAGTAACGCCGGAGCTCGAGCGCGTTAACTTCGAGCGCCTCAAGCCGTGGTGCCTTCACTTGCGCGACGCCGAGTGTAACGGCGGAATGCCGCGGCGCCTCTACTACGTTGACGACTTCGACCGCGGCGCGCTCGCCGACATGTTCCCCGAGAGCGAGTCGGCCATCATGGCGGCGCCCATGCCGGCGCAGGTGGGAAGCACGCGCCTCACGTCGACCTACAACCCCGACGCCGTGAAAGTGTGCGAGGCGTGGAGCCTCGGCACGGAGGACAAGCCAGGGCGGCATATCATCGCCATCGAAGGCCACGAGCTCCTCAGTGAGGAGTGGACCGAGCCCGAGTTCCCCGTGGCGATCCTGCGTTTCTACGCGCCGCCGGTTGGTTTCTTCCCGGTGCCGCTCGCGAAGCTCCTGCTTCCCATCCAGCGTGAGCTCGAGTTCACCGCGGCGAAGCTCCAACGCACGTTCCGCATCATGAGCAGCGCCCATTTCATCGTGGCGCCGGGCGTGGAGTTCAGCACGGAGCAGATGACCAACGAGCCGGGCACGATTTGGCGCGCGAACCCTGGCCAGATTCAGCCATTCAGCCCGCCGGCCGTGGCCCCGGACCTGTACCGCTACTTCACCGACCTCGGCCCCATGATGACCGAAATGAGCGGCGCGAGCGCCATGAGCGTGGCGAACCAGAAGCCGGGCGGCGTCACCAGCGGCATCGCGATCCAGACGCTCGACGACGTGGAGGCCGAAGGCTTCCTCGCGATGCACCGCGCCTTTTCCTCGTGGCATGTACAGATCGCGAAGCTTGCGATCCGTGCGTGCGCCGTTGTGGCCGAAGAGACGCCGCGCTTTGCCGTGCGCGTCATGGGCAAAGGCCGCGCCGAGACCGTGCGATGGCGCGACGTGGCCATGGATGACGACGAGTACGAGATCCGCGTTATGCCCACGAGCCAGTTCGCGCGCGACTTTGCCGCTCGCATCGACCAAGGCGAGAAGCTCCTCCAGCTCGGCGCGCTCACGGTGCCGCAGTTCCGCGAAGTGCTCGACCTGCCAGACCTCCAGGCCGAGAACGACCTCGACCTTTCCGACCTCCAGATCATTGACCGGAACATTGAGGCGATCCTCGTGCGGCAGTTCCCGATCATTGCGGAGCCGTTCGACAACCTGGCGATGATTCTCCAGCGCGGCGTGAAGGCCTACAACCTCGCGCGCCTTAACGACGCTGACCCCGTGGCCCTCGAGCTCTTGCGCCGGTACATCCAGAGCGCGCAAGACCTCCAGGCCGCCGCAGCCGCTCCCCCGCCTCCCGCTCCCGGTGCCGCTCCTGGCCCCGAGGGCCTCCCGCCTGAACTTGCGCAGCTCGCAGGCCAGGCACCCGCACTAGCCTAGCGGAGACCCCATGATCGAAATGACCGCACCCGTAGCCACGAGCTCGCAGCAACCCGAGCAGACGGCGCAATTTGTCGGCACCAACGGAGACGACCGCCGCGCACGACGCGAGGCGGCCGTGGCCGCCATGAACGCTGCAACCAAGCAGGCCGCCAAAGCCGCGTCCACGCCACGCGCGGCCGAGGAGCCGCAGGAAGCGGCCGAGGAGCACGACGACGACGGCGAGGTGGCCGACGAGCCGCCGGCGCTCCCGCGTGGCGCAGAGGCGCAGCAAGAGGCCGACGAGGCCGAAGACGAGCCGAAGCTCGCGGCCGTGGTGCGCGCTCGCGAGAAGGCGAACCGCCTTCGCCGTGAGGCCGAGGCGCAGCGCATGGAGATCGAGCGCGACCGGGTGCGCCTCGACATGGAGCGCCGCGAGGTGGAGCAGCTCCGCAAGGCCCGCGAGGCCATGGCCCGCGACCCGCTGGCGGGCCTCAAGGAGCTCGGCGTGGACCTTCGCGACCTGACCGAGCGCGCGGCCATGGAGGGCACGCCGGATGCGCAGCTCCGCGAGCTCCGCGAGGCGCTCGAGGCGCAGCGGAAAGAGCTCGAAGACTACCGCCGCGGCCAGACCGCACGCGAAATGGAGCAGACCCGCGCGAAGGCCGAGACCGAATTCTTCGGCCTGGCCAAGCAAGAAGAGCAATTTCCCTTCCTCGCGGCCCGTGCCGAGCTGCACCCGGAGCTCGTGAAGGCGCAGGCGTACCAGCTCCAGGATCAGTACTACAAGCAGACCGGCAAGGTGCCGAGCCTGCAAGAGATTGCAGAGGCGCTGGACTACCTCGCGAGCGAGGAGTATCGTCACGTCAGCGAGCGCGAAGCTCGACGCGGCGCCAGCAAAGCCGCGGCACCGGGCAACGGCCCCGCAGCAGGCAAGCCGAGAACCTCCCGCACCCTGAGCACCTCGAGGGCCGGCGAGAAGAGCACGGCGAGCCCGGACCTCCGCGGCATGAGCCGAGACGCCCGCAAAGAATACGTGGCGCAGCTCTTCCGAAACGGACGACTCGGCGGCTGATTCTCCGAGGCGGGAGACCTCACCACCCTCCCGCCTGTTTCGGAGTCTCACATGGCCGTTTTGGACGTTTCCACCGCTACCAACATCATCAAGTTCCTGTACCCGGATTACACGGTTCCCCGTGAACTCCGTAAGACGAATCCCTTCTACGCGATGCTCGCGAAGAAGACGAACTTCGTGGGTAAGAGCGTCGAAGTTCCACTCACCATCAACACCACGCAGGGCGGCTCGGCGCTCTTCAGCGCGGCCAAGAGCTCGAACGAGCTTAGCACCTCGTACGCCGACACGTACAAGACCTTCACGCTGACCCGCAAGAGCGATTACTCGCTCGCGACGATCAGCGGCGAGGCCATGAAGGCCGCCGTTATGGACGAGGGCGCCATGGTCGACCTTTTCCAGGATACGATCGACCTCGCCATGATGACCGCGATGCGTTCGATCGCTCGCAACCTCTTCCGCGACGGTTGCGCGTGGGCGGGCAAGGTCGGCAGCATTTCGGGCAGCGTCGTGACGCTTTCGACGCCATCGGATGCGTTCAACTTCGACCTTGGCGAGCGCGTTTCGCTCTTCTCGTCGTCGTCGTTCCTCATGGACACGGCGGTTAACAACACCGACACCGTGCCGTACCTCATCACGGCCGTCGACCGCAAGGCTGGCACCATCACGCTCTCGAGCAATACGGGCGTTTCGGCTAACCAGTACATCGCGCGCTTCGGCGACCGCTCGCTCGCGACCTCGGACGCCACGGTGTTCACCAACTCGCGCGTGATCACGGGCGTTACGCAGTGGCTCGCCGGCTCGCAGACGGGCGCCGTCACGGGCGCGAACGCTGGCGCGCAGCTCCAGGCTTCGATCTACGGCGTGACCCGCACGACCGACAAGACGAGCCTCGCCGGCAACTCGCTTGACTGCACCGGCGCGGCGCCGGACGAGGCGATCATCCAGCTCGCGAGCGACATCAACGCGGAGGGCGGCCGTCCTGACCACTGCTTCATGAACCCGCGCGACTTCGCGAGCCTCGTGAAGTTCCTCGGCTCGCGTACGGTCTACGACCGCGCCGTGAGCGTCGAGGACGCGGAGATCGGCTTCCAGGCCGTCACCCTCATGGGCGACGCTGGCCCGCTCAAGTGCGTTTCCGATATCAACGTGCCGCAGAGCCAAATCTTCGCGCTCCAGCTCGACTCGTGGGATCTCTTCTCGCTCAACAGCGCGCCGCACATCCTCGATTACGACAACCAGCAGATCCTCCGCGTCTCGGATGACGACGCGTATCAGATCCGCGTGGGCTCGTATGCGAACCTCCGTTGCCGCGCCCCCGGCTTCAACGGCCGCGGCTTCAACTACCTCGCCACCACCACCTACTGAGGCAACCATGGCCGCACGCTCTTTCGTCCAGCTCCTCGGCGCCGCAGATCCCGGTGTCGTGGTGCTCGGATTCAACTTCACGCCCAACGGCACGGGCGCCATCGCATCGAGCGCAATCAGCGGTCGCGGCGTGGCCTCCGTGACGTGGAACGCCAGCGCAAGCGTGTACGACGTGGTACTCACGGACGAGTACTTCGCGTGCCTCTCCGCGCAGGCTTCCTACGTCGATGCAGACCCGCCGGACGATCGCTTCGCGAAAATCCGCGCCGTGTTCGCGACCTCGAAGACCATCGGTGTCGGCATCTACGACATTAGCTCGACGGCATACACGAGCGTTTCGACGGGTACCGTGCAGGTGCTCCTCGTGCTCAAAAACTCGAGCGTGTGACCATGAAGAAGCCCGCGCTTCTTATCGCTCTTGGCCGTGGGCCAAAGGGCAACATGGACGAAGAGGAGGAGGCTCCGGCCTCTGAATCGGGCGCCTCGATGGCCGAGAAAAAGGCCCTCGCAGGTGACGTGCTCGACGCCGTGAAGAGCGGCGACCGGCAGGCGCTCGCGGACGCTCTTGAGGCGTTCGTGATGTGCTGCGGCGGCGAATACGAAGACTGAGGAGACGCAGATATGGCACGGAGTCGAACGCTCGGAGACATGCGATCGGATGTTCGGCTCCGTGCCGATCTTGTGGGCAATCAGTTCGTCACGGACTCGGAGCTAAACGAGTACATCAACCAGAGCATCGCGGAACTCTACGATCGCCTCGTGGGCTCGCGCGGCCAGGAGTACTACGCGACCGAACAGGTCATCACGACGACGGGCGTGGAAGGCTACGCGCTCCCCGCGGACCATTACGAGACGCTTTATGTGGAGCTCGACGACGGAGGCACGCGCTTCCGCCTCGGCTCGTACTCATTCCATCAGCGCGCCGCGCTCATCGGCTCGAGCGCCTCGAACCCTGGCAGGCCGGCCGCGTTCCGCATCATCGCGGGAAACCTCACGCTCCTCCCGGCCCCCACGGCAGGCTACACGATCCGGCATTGGTACGTGCCAGCGTGCCAGCGCCTCGCCAGCGACGCCGCGACGTTTGACGGTATCGACGGCTGGGAAGAGTACGCCATTTGGCGCGCGGTGGCATACGTGCAGCAAAAGGAGCAGCTCGACCCGAGCTTCGCGCTTTCCTTCGTCGCAAGCCTCGGCGGCCGCATCGATCGCCTCGCACCGTTCCGCGCGACGCAGAACACCGAGCGCGTGACCGACGTTTACCGCGACGCCTACTACGACGTAGACCCCTCGCGTTACCTGCCGCTGCCCTAAGCCATGGCGCGCCCTGTACCTGGCCGCCCCGGGCTCGTCGGTCTCCTGCCGATGGGCCTTCGCACGATCCCAACGCGCGTGCTCCAGACCGAGGACGCGGCCACAACGGACGCGCAACGCCAGTCGCAAATGGCGACGCAGCGCACAAACCAGGCGATCGAAGTCGTAAACCGCCTGGCTCAGCCTCCGTTTTCAAAAGGCCAGCTTTTGACCGAGCCAGATGGCGCCGGTGGCCGCAACGAGCTCCTGGCCATCGCCAGCGGCGACAACGACTTTGCGCACCAGCTCGGCCGGCCCGTAGAAGGCTTTATTTTGGTTGACCTCCAGGTGCGCGGCGACGGCCAGCTTTACCGGATCAGCGTCTCGCGCTCTTTCGACGAGCGTTTTGTGCGCATCAATTCGCAGCACGCGTGCAGCGCAAAAATTTGGGTATGGTGACGCCATGGCAGAGCAGAGCAAACCTGGGCAAGGCGTCATCGTTCGAGCCGACTTCGGTGGCGGCATCGATCAGAGCATGGACGCGTGGCGCGTCCCGCCGTCGCAGCTCTCGAACCTTGTAAACGGCCGCCTCGAGCGTGTTGGCAGCATTCGCAAGCGCACCGGATACACCGCGCTCACGCCGCCGATCGGTGGAGCGGCGCAAAGCCCGGTCGCAGCCCTCTCGCAAGGCCCGCAGACGGCCACGATCGAGCTTGCCACCGACAACGCCGCAGACGACTGGAGCCGCAACTTCGTGGACCAACGCATTGGCAACGAGTGCCGGCGCGTGGCCCGTAGCTATGCTCCAGGCTCCGCGGTCGACTGGGTAACAACCGGCCCCGTGGCGGACGTGGTGGCCGATACCATCGTGCTCGACGGCAACGCGGGCACCGTCGCCGAGACCGTGGACTACGCCGCTTTGGGCGACTTTATTTTCGTCGCCAAGCTCTCGCAGGTGCGAGACGCGACAACGGCAAGCGCGTTGACGCTCACGCAGTACGACAAGACGACCCGCGCCGTCATTTCGGAGAAGATCCTGATTTGGGCCTCCGCTCGCGTCTACGTGAAGCTCGTGGCGTACGACGCGCCAACGGCCGCGCTCGTGGTGGCCGTGGCGCACAACAGCGCGCCGGGCCTCGGCACATGCGAGTTTTTCCTGTACACGTTCAGCTCCGCGGGCCTCGTATTTGTGGCCGCGCCGGCCCCCACGGTGCGCCAGACAACGATCACATGGATCGATGTGACCGCATTCGACGGCCTGCCCGAAGAGCAGTACCGGCCGCTCTGCCCGTTTGACGTGATCAAGCGAGGCCAGCGGCTCTTTTTCGTGAGCTACTCGGCCAGCGCGGCATCGTACCGAGCCGAAATCTTCGACGTGACGGCCGCCGCGATTACGTCGGTCGGAAACAACGACTTCAAGCCGGCCGGCACGGCAGATGCGCACGTTTTGAGCGCGTGCCTCGTAAACAACCGCGTGGCCATTTGCTCCGGCGAGTACAGCCCCGCCGCCGCGCCCGACTACTACAACGCGGCCAATACGAGCGCCGTGCTCATCGTGCTCGACATGGCCGCGATCACGGTGCACGCCTTCTCGATTTTCCCGGTCACGCGCACCAACGCCGCGGCACGCGTGGCCCCTGGCCGCGTGACGGTGCAGGTCTACAAGGCGCAAGACGCGACCGAGGCGCGCGTGGTCGGCATCCTCGAGCAGCTCGAATACTCGGCTCCCGGCATCGTGTGGAACCATCAGCTCGTGCGCGTGGGCATCGGCGAAGGCCGCGCGACCGCCGATGACGTGCTCGTGCGCTTCTCCTCGGCCGTGCCAGCCTCGCGCATGTTCAACCTTCAACCGACAACGCAGATCCCAAGCACCGACCGGCTTTTGACGCGGCTCCCGCTCGTGGTCGGCGCAAGCGTTCAGACCTTCTATGGGCGCATCGCCGTCACCAACGCGCCAACCACCAATTTCACGGCCAACTACTCGAGCACGATCGGCACGCTCGCCATCGTTGGCCCCACGGCCACGACGCTCACCACCATGGCCGGCCCGGTGCAGACCATCGCGCCGCGCCTCGTGCCCGCACCGCCGCCTTCGCCGATCCAAGTAAGCGGCCAATGGTACGTCCCGCAGCTCGTGGCGCTCGACGGCTCGGCCGGCTTTGGAATCGCGCTCGTGCGCCTGACCGAGCGCAGCGTCGGAGACGTGAGCCCCGGCGCGTTCGCGGGCCTCCCGATCTACCCCGGCGGCGTGCTCCAGCAGATTGACGGCGAGCGCGTGGGCGAGGTGACGCTCGCAGACCGCCCGCACGTCTACCACGTAGCCACCGCGAACAACGGCGCCGTAGACGAGTTTGTGACGGGCGACTACCTGATCCAAGCCGTTGCGGCGTATCGCGACAGCGCGGGCAACGTGCACCGCAGCACGCCCAGCGACCCGTACCGAATGGTGGTCGGCGGCACGACGCCGCGCGAGTGGACGATTTACTACTCGCCCACGAGCTACACGAACCGCGCAGACGTAACGATGGAGTTTTACGTTACGGAGCCCAACGGCACGATCCTCCGCGCGTGGGCGTCTCGACCAAACCCCACGCTCGGCTCCGTCTTCACTTTCACGGCGTTTGATCCGCAGGTCGGCGGCACGGGCCTCCCCTCGCTCGACGCGCCCACGATCTACACCACCGGCGGCGTGCTCCCGTTCGTGCCCGTGCCCTCGTGCCGCTTCGCCACGCTCTTCAAGAACAGGCTCATCGTCGGCGGCGCAGACGACCCCAAGAGCGTCTACTACTCGAACGGCCCCACAGCCTACCAGGCTGCGAGCTTCGCCGTGGGCAACGTCATCCGAATGGAGCACGAGACCGGGTGCACCGCAGCCGGCAACGTGAACGACAAGCTGATCCTATTCAGCGCGAACGGCATTTATGCGACGTTCGGCCAGTTCCGCGACGCGACCGGAGCCGGAGACGCCCTCGCGGAGCTCGAGAGCATCCACGACTACATCGGGTGCACGCAGCCCCTAAGCGTCGTGAGCATTCCCACGGGCCTCATTTTCTTCGCGACCGATGGCCGCTTTTACCTCATCGACGAGCGCCTTGGCCTCCAGCCGATCGGCCTGAAGGTGCAGGATGTTACGCTTGGCACCGGCCCAGGCTCGACCGCGTTCAATCGCATTCAAGCCGCCGTGCACGTCGAGGCCGAGCGCGAGGTGCGCTTCTACGTGCAAGACCCGCTTCCGCCCATCGCCGCCGCGCTCGTCTACAACTACCAAGTGGACCAGTGGAGCTTCGACCTTATTTCGGATTTCTCCGGCGGCTTCCCTGACTCGTGGGCGGGTGCGTGCTTCTCCGATGCGCTCCGCTGCTTTGTGCTCACGCCGACGCGCTACACGCAAGACACCGGCATCCAGTATTTCGACGGCCCCGATTACATCCCGCTCCAGGTGCGTACCGCCTGGATTCAGCCGGCCGGCTCGCAGGATTACAGCCGCTTCCGTTACGCGCAGGTGCTCGGCCGCGTGGCCGGCCAGCATAACCTGACCGTGAGCGTGCGCGTGGACTTCGACGAGTCGACCGTGGCCGCCACCGGCACATGGACCGCGGCGCAGCTCGCGCCGGTCGCCTCGACGGTCTACCCCGAGCAGGTGCGGCTTCAGGTCGGCACGCAAAAAACGCAAGCGGTCAAGATCATCATTTCCGACGCGGCCCCGGCCGGTGCTACAACCGGCCAAGGCCCCCAGCTCGTCGGCCTCGCGCTCGAAATGCTCCCGCTCGGAGGCATGAGACGACTCCCAGACATGAGGAAGAAGTGAGGCGGCATGGTTAACCCATTTACAGAGCTTGCGACCTTTGGAGCCCCTGGCGTCAAGCGTATGGCCCGTCAAACCGTGCTCGGCGTTGGCCAAATTGGGGGCGACCCGACCCGCGTGGAAGACGAGTACCAGCGCCGCGTACGCGAGCAGCTCGAAACTCGCCAGCGCGCCGAAGAAGCCCGGCTCTTCGACGAACAGCGCGAGCGCATCCTCGGCGCCATGCAGCCGTCCAACGTAGCCACCGAAGCCGCACGGGCGCAGGCCATGCAGGGCGCTCAGGCGACCGTTGGCGCGGCTCGCAGCCAAGCAGGCGTCGCAGGTACGCAGACGGCCGGCCTCGCGGCTCTTGGTGCCGGCCAGGCCCAGCAGGCGGGCATGGTCGAGGCTCGCCAGGTGCAAGCGCAGGAGGAGCAGCGCAACGCGCTCGCGCAGGCTCAGCTCGCGGAGATGCTGCGCCAACAGGAGCTCGCGCGACTCTCGCTCGAGCGCGGCGACATTTCACAGGCGCTTGGAGCCCAGCGCGCGCTTATGGTGCCGGAGCTCGAGATGCAACAACAGTACGCGGCAGCCGAGGCCGAGCGCGCGAGGCGTATGCAAGGCGCGGTCGCGCAAGGCGTGGCGGCTCTCGGTTCCGCCGGTTACGACGCTTATGCAGCGTACCAGAAGAAGCAAGAAGAAGACCTTAAGAAGGAGCTCGGCTTTTAATGGCACGCTCACCGTTTGAAATGCAGACTGGCGCCGCAGCGTTCCAGCAAGGCGCGCAACAGCCCGAGGGATACATCGAAGACTCCCTCGTGCCTCCCTATATCCTCGAGCAGCGCCGACAGGCGCAGAGGGACGCGGAGGCCGAGCGCGCCGCATACGAGCAACAGGTGGGAGCCCTCCGTGGCTTGGAGCGCGGAGCGATCGAACGCTTTGCTGCGGCTCGAGCGCCACAGGAAGCCGCTATCGCGGCCCTCGGTCAACGCGCGGCGACCCTCGAGGGCGGCGCCGCCCTTCAGGGCGTGCAGCAAGCGCGCGAGCGCGCCCAGGCGCAAGCGATGGTCGCAGCGCGCACGCCCTACGGCGGCAAGGGCGCAAGCCCAGAGGCGGCCATTCTCGGCGGCGCCATCGGCGCGGCCCCCGCTGCTCAGTTCGGCGCGCTTGAGCAAGAGGCCGCAGCGCGTCAAGCCGCGTACCTCCGAGGCGTGCAGCAACTCGGCGCAGGGCTCATGACCGAGGCAGAACAGCGCCGCCTGACGGAGCAGGAGCTCCTGAAGGACATGCAAGCGCGTTTCCTCGCGGCGCAGCGCATCGCGGCAGGCCAGCAAGAGCGATCGGCCGCGTCGCGCCAAGCGCAAATGGGCCAGCTCGCGACCGTGGGCGGCACCATTCTAGGCACCGCGGTTGGCGGCCCCGCCGGCGGCGCAATTGGCGCCAAGGTCGGCGGCTCTCTCGTATGAGGTAAGAAATGGTTGCAGTTCTCGGTCAAATGAGCCCGGTTCCCGATCCGCTCGACTTCGATCCCACGGTCGAAGGAGGCTATGCGGCCCCGCTCCCCGGCCCCGTTGTGCTCGGCCAAGCCCCCGTCGTGGTTCCGGCGCCTGCCCCTGCCGCTCCCGCAGGGCGCTCAGGTCTCGACTACGCCACGTTTGGCCTCGCGGGCGCGCTCGGTCGCGGTCTCGAGCGGTTCATCACGTCCGATTCGGGCGGCGCAGCGGCTCCCGCAGCGGCTCCCGCCGTGGCGTCACGCGCAACGGGCGTGGGTGTTCTCCCCGCCGAGCAGCTCCCGCAATCGTTTACCGGCATCGGCGCCCAATTCGCGCCGCCTGCAAGCCCCGCCACGGGCCCCGCGGCGGCTCCGGCGCCCGCGGCGGCTCCGGCCGCTCCTGCGGCCCGTGGTGCGGCTCCTGGCGCCGCTGGCGGCGTGCCTGATACGTACATGGGCGTGGACCTGCGACCGGCAAAGGCCGCCGCGGCTGGCCTGGATGCCGGTATGCGTGGCGCGACCGAGGTGGAGCGAATCCAGGTCGGCGGCCTGACCGGCGAGGCGAAGGCACTCAAGGAGCAGCGCGCGCGAGCCGAGGGCGAGCTCGAGCGGGCCCTCGCGAACGTCGAAGGCGTGCAGGCGGCCGAGCGCACGGCGCAGGCGGAAACGCAGGCGCTCGCCGCGGCGCGCTCCGAAGAAGCCCAGGTGGCAGCCGAAGAGCGACGCATCGAAGAAGAGACCCGCCGCCAGGCCGCAGCGGACGCCGCGCGCAAGCTTGAAGCCGCGCAAAACGCGCTCGACAACACGAAGATCGACGTGGACAAGGCTTACGGCGGCGCAGGTGGCCGAATCTTCGCGGGACTCGCGGTAGCCCTCGGCTCGTTCGGCGCGTCGCTCACGGGCGGGCCAAATTACGCCATGCAGCTCGTGGACTCGCGCATTAACCGCGAGCTTGACGCGCAGCGTAGCGAACTCGACAAGGCGAAGGGCAAGGTCACGGAGCTTGGCCGGCTCCTTCAGCGTAACGAAGACCTTCTTGGCGACGCGACCAAGGCGCGCACGCTCGCACGCGCGCAGACCTTCGAGGCGCTCGCGAAGGACATTGAGGCGCGCAAGGTCGGCGGCGAGCTCACGGCACGCCAGGCCCAGGTGCGCGACGACCTCAAAGCCCGCGCGGCCGCTGAAATGGATAAGATTTCGGCCGGCATTCGCGAGACGCAGACCAAAGCCGCGCTCGTCCCGGCCGCCGGCCGCCAGGCTCGCGCCGCCGCAGGAGCAGCCGCCACCGCAGCCGCAAACAAGGAGGAGCGCGCGTTCCGCCGTCAAGCGGTGCTCAAGCTCATCGATCAAGGTCAGCTCACGCTTGACCCGCAAACGGGCGCGATTGTGCAGGGCACTGGCACGCCCGAGCAACAAGAGAAGCTCATCAACCGCACGACGAGCCATTTCAAGATCCTCGACGAGCGCAACCTAATCACAGGCCCCGAAAGCATGGCCTCGCTCATGCAGCTCGTGGGCATCGACCCAGTTACCGGTGCGAAGAGCTCCAGCGGCTCGGTCGCCGGCTATTCGTTCGGCGGCACGTTCAAAGACCCGTTCAACGTGACCTCGCAGGCGAAAGAGATTCAGCGCCAGGTTATCGAACAGGTGGAGAACATCGCAAAGGCTTCCGGTGGTGTCATTACGGACGGAGACCGCGCGGGCGCTCTTCAGCGCATTCGCGGCAGCGGCACCGTTGGCGAGCTGCAAAACGCGCTCGTCGACTTTTATGGAAAGTACGCAGCCAAGGCGCGGGCCATCGCGTCGACCGACCGGCAAGCGTTCGACATTATCGCGAGGACGAATCCGGCCCTCGCAGCCGTGGTGAATTTCGGGCAAGCTAAGCAGGCCGCGACCGCCGCAGGCTTCCGCACCGGGGCCAAGTAAATGGCAGACGTAACCGTACGCACTCCGCAAGGCGAGCTTTTCACCGGCCCGCAAGAGCGCGTCGCGGAGCTCCAGAAGACCATTCCAGGCGCGCAGGTACTCACGCCGGAAGAGGCGACGGCGGCAGCGCGTCAACAGACGCTCCGCGAAGAGCAAGGCGGCCTCGTTGGCGCGGGCGTGCAGTTCGCCGAGAGCCTTATCGAGGGCGGAACCTCGGTTCCCATCGGCCAGGCGCTCGAGCGTGCTTATGGGCGCCTGACGGGCGGCGAGCGTGGCGAGCAAGAGGCCCTCGAGCGTATGCGCGTTCGCGAGCAGGAGCAGCAAGCCGCAGCCCTCGC